AACTAAAGCCTTCCATTACTGTAGGTATTACTGTGGGTACATCAAACCATACAGGTGCTACTTGAGTGAATATAACCAAACCAAGAATCACCAGGATAATAATTCTTCGGTTCATAGCAGCCATTGGCGATTCTTTATCTGCTCTATCTCTTGCCATATTGATGGAATCATTCCTAACCTGTAATGACTGAATCATTAACTTCTGATTCTCTGATGCTGCTTGACTCTTTAGGGCAATTAACTTGGCTACAAAGCCTAATATTATTGGAGCAATATTAGTGAGTAGAGTCATCATTAGTTTGTACTAATCTGGTATTTATGGATTATGTTTATCATCTGGTCTAACTTGGCATCTATCTTGGCGAACATCTCTTTATTGTCTTGCTGTATCGTCATAATCTGTTTCTGCATATTTTCTTGGTTAGCCTGTAATACTGCTACATCTTTCTCAATCCCTGTAACATATATAATTGCTCCTAGTACCAATGCTGCTGTAGTAGCCAAATGACTTAGGCTGATTGCTTTGCTTAAATGCCATCTCTCGCTCATAATAATCCTTATTTGTTTGAACCAATAGCACTACCCGTAAGTATTGCACCAAAGGCTAAGTGAAATAACCCACCACCCATAAGGGTAAAGGGATTGTGCTGTCCTGTCAGTTTCTTCATCAATTCCATCTGTACTAATGTGTCCTCTGTTGCGTTGATTATGTCCATAAACTGAGAAATATCTGGTCTATTAAGTCCGTACCAAACTGGTACAAATAGAAAGTCGTAAAAGCAAATTAGCAGATAGACTGTTAGAGCAGTCCACCTCCAATGCATTGTGGATTTTTCTATCTCTATCATACACAGGGAGGCTCACACATTAAAGCATCAGTACCTATAAATATAACCGCTATGAAAGCGATTACTCCAACTGCTATTGCTATTATCTTTAAGATAACTCAGCCTCTTGTGCTGCTACCATTTCCTCATAAGCAGTTACTACTTCTGGTGTCCAAGTTGCTGTCGCTATTGCTGACACTTTTGCATCTTGTTCTGATAAGTCATCTCCCGGTGCGAGAACATGTCTATGGAATGATGAACTAAGTGCTACACCATCTTCTAAGACTCTCGTTGCTGTGCGAACTTGCACCTGCCCCATTTCTAGGACTTCTATCTTATCTACTACTGTTTCTTTCGTTAAAGCCATTGCTTTCTCCTGTTGTTAAATGTCTGTTCTAAGAATCCACTTAGAATAATTAAACATAATATGTTCCTGAAAAGTAAAAATCTGAACTATCTGATAATCTAGCGTCATCCATATTAACAGTACCACCTGTATCGCCCCAAACTCTAAGTAAAAATGTAGTATCATTACCCATAACAGTTCCTGATATTGATTCACTAGCCGTAATTGAAAAATGGTCAGCATACCCTAAATGAATACAAGAGCGATTAGTAGTAGCATTAGCAGTAAAAGGCAACCCAGTTACAAAAACAAGACCATCTATTGTGCCTTTTGAACTAACTTCTATACTACCTCTAATATGTACAGTTCTACCTATTTTTTCATAAAAACCTACTTGACTCGCATAAGCAGTGTTACCTGCTGTTGAATTACCCCATAAAGCAGGGGTAAAAGTTCCCTCCTCATAGTCATCCAGAAGTTCGCTAGTCATTCCACCAGCATCAGTAGCAGCAGAGAAGTCAATACCTTTACCTGCTGTGCCGATTACTAGGTTGCCATTATTAACTTTAGCATCGCCATCTGAGGTAAGTTCAAGAGCATCTACCCACGCATCATTTTCTACAACTCTAAGAGTCATTTTAGAATCTCTAGTAGAAGCAGTTGCAGTCCACGATTGTTCTTTAGTTACATTAATTGCTCCAGAAGTCCACCAAGTAGAAGCAGTATCTTGTAACTTAAAAGCTATACCAGAATATTCATCACTACCAGTACCTTCAGCACGCAGTATAATACCTGCACCATCCTCTGTTGCCTGTATTCGACCAGTAACATCAAGGGGATGACTAGGAGTTCCAGTGCCAATACCTACATTACCATCTGAACCTTGAACGAATAATGCGTTAGCAGCACCACTACCTTCTACTCTGAAATCTACATCAGCACCAGTATCGTTTATTGTTACTGCACCATCAGGGTCGAAACTACCACTACTAACAACTGCCTCACCACTTGCTTTAGAATAGTTGGTACATCGATAATCACCAGAGGCATATTCAATAAATTCTGCTTCATCTCCTGCTGCTGTAGTGATATTAGCACCACCCGGCAATATTAAATCAGTAGCGTGATGTGTTAGAGTTAAAATACCATCAAAATGTAGTTTGATTAAAGTTCCTACACCGCCAGTTGTATTGATGGATGTAATGGTTGTCGTACCAGTTACATCGAAATAGTTACCATCGGTTAATACTGCTAGAGCTGTGGCTGAAGCAACATCTGCTCCTTGCGACCATTGAATCTGATTTCCGTTACAATCTAACTCTCCACCTAATTGTGGTGAAGTATCATCAACTACATCATTTATCCAACTTTGGTCATTATTAAATTGCCCTAGTTTAATCTCACTAATAAGTTTTCTTTTCTGAGAACTATTATCTAAATATACCAATTCATCTTCAGAACCAACAACATCATCAGTACCATCTGTTAATTCACTTAGGTCTACATCAAATTCAGTACCATCTAAATCAAGGAGGTCACCAGCAGTATAAGTAGTATTGGTATCTGTATCAGGCGGTACAGTAAAAGAACCATCTGCATCTAGGTACTTACCAGCAGCAGTATCTCCAGCACCGGGAGCAGGAACTAAACCTGCTGCTCCACCAGAACCGCTATCTCCAGTAAAGTTAGAATAAGTAGTATCATCATCGGTTTCTTCAACCCAAGTTAGGGTTTCCGTACCACCTACATCTGTCAGTTTTAAATTGTATTCTTTATTAGTATCATCAGAAATACCTGATGGTGCTGTAGGTAAGTCTGTCGCTTTTACCGCATTAGCAATGGTAATCTTTTTAGAAGTACCACCATCATTAATAAGCAGTTCTTCTGTACCTGCTGGGGTTGTCTTTGCTGTTAATGCTGATACTTTAGTTTGTGCCATTGATTACTCCGTGATAATATATGTTGGTGTTCCCGAAACAGAGGATTCTATAACTAGATAGTGGTTAGCCAAATGCTCCATTAGTATTTCTGTTGCAGAAGTTTCAGTAGGGTCGAAATCTCTCTCCCATTGCCTTCTATTTGCCAGTACAGTTAGAAGTTTTTTCCTCTTCCACCACATTCTAGCCATTAGAGTCTAAACTCCATCTTTCGTCTACCAATTCTTCGTCTGTCTATTAGAGATTTAAGTTCGTCTTTAAGTTGCTCTATGAGTGGCGAATACTTTGTGATAACTGGATCATCTTTTTTCTTAGAAACTTTACCGCTAGGCGTACCCTCATACGAGCCACCTTTAATTCCAGAACGAGAATCGCTTGGAGTTTTTGTAGTCTTGCTTTTAAATTCATATACTGTTGCCTCTGTCTTTCCTTTTTCGTTGTTTGATTTAAGTTCGCTGCCCTTATAGGTGGGTGCTTTACCCTCTGATTCAACCCTTTTAAGTTCTTCATCAGAATCCATAATAGTATCAAGCATTTCCATAATCGAATCTAGTTCGCTTTCTGGTTCTGGCTCGTCAGAGAATTTAAGTGCGTTCTCTTCAAGAAACTCATCTATTGATGGGGAATCTTCGTTATCCTCGTCATAGTATTGGCTATAGGTTTCTCTAAGCATCCTTGACCAGATTTCTATAATCTTAGCCTTAAAACGATCTATCTCCAAGAGGCTTGCTGTATTTGATTCTGTCGTGTCTTTAAATATGTCCACTAAATTTATTCCTATAATTGCCTTTCTTATCTGTTTCACTAAGTCGCTTCTTCTCACGCATAGTCCATTGTGTATCTGTATTCCCAAAATGAGGTTTAACCTTGTTTACCGAGAATACGAATTTGGCTTTCTCTCCACATTCGATACATTCTTTAGGTTCTTTTCTGTCCTTGATGGAACACATCTGGTCAAAGATGTGTCCGTTTTTGCACTTGTAGTCGTAGATGGGCATTATCTATCCAATGCCTGTTCAAATTCTTTTAATTCTTCTCTAAAGGTTGTACCAAATGGAAGGCCTTTACTCCAACTCCTTAATGAATGAATATTTGCATCTTTCCCACCCAATAAATATCCGCCTACTACTTGGTCAAATCTACTTTCATTCCAATGTTGTTCTGGTGTGCCCTTATAGTTCTCATTAAAAACAGCATCTAAGTATGCATCATCTTTCCATTTCATCACTACTGGGTCATTTTCTGCTGCTTCTTTTAATCTGTTATACCAATATGGAGATGTCTTATCTAAATTATGTAAAGATTCAAAAAACATCATATCACCAATAAAATCACCTGTACTTGAAGGAAGATGTGGATTGCGTTCATTTTTTAACATTGGTTCATTTATATAAACCTTATTCCCTTTTACTTCACCATAATAAGGATGTGTTCTAAAAAAAACTTCTTCTTCTTCTGGAGATACCCTTGTAACACCACTTAAAATTAGTTCTCTTAAAGTGGGGTGAGGATTACCCTCTTTCAACATCCCTTTAATCATATAAATTTCCACCTAGTTGGAATAACCCCCTCGTTAGAAGGGGTTGGTATTGTTATTTCACTTCAATCTTCTTTGACTTCTTTTCTTCTGGTAGGTTTAATTCCATATCTACCACAAGAACTCCATCTTTGAAACTTGCATTGAATACTTTTAGATAATCCATTAATGCCCATTGTCTTGTAAAGGCTCTTTGTGCTATACCTTTATATACAAAGCTATTAGTATTCTCTGTATCATCAGCAGAATTTCCAGTAACAGTTAGAGTGTTGTCTTTTACCTCAACATCTAAATCTGTCTTTGTAAATCCAGCCAATGCCATTTCTAACTGATACTTATTGTCATCAATCTTCTTGATGTTATAAGGTGGGTATTTAGGTATCTCGAATTGAGATAAAGATGATAGTTGGTCAAATACATTATCAAAACCTACTGTCAAATTTCTAAATGGGTCAAAAGTTGTTAAATTATTCATATTATTTCTCTCCTTTATTAAGCGAGTTATTAAAATGAGATGCTCATTGAGCCATCTCGGTTTGTGAAACCCCCCAGTTAAGGGGGGTTAGGGTTTAGCTATTAACTAGATTTAACTACGAAAGCAAGACCTGCATCATTACGCAATTCTTTAACACCATAAATAGTGTCAGAAGTGAATAAATCTCCAAGATATTCCTGTTTATACTGCGTCTGGCTGCGCACCGACACCTGTTCAGCAAGAACTAGAGCATCTTTGTGCATTAGTATGCCAACACGCTCATCGCCTCCACCAGAACTGCCAGTACCACCGCCTGAAGCAGCAGTATCACAGTTAGTTGAGATGAATACATCAATACCATAGATTTGACCAATCTTGCCTGTTCTAAGAGCATCGCCAGAACCAATGTATGCTTGTTCTGTGAATCGGTTGATTCCCAAAAGGTCATTAGCACATATTGGTGGAATAATCAAAGAACGATTGTCCATCGGTACATCTGCATTATCAAGTACAAGTATTAATGCACGAAGTCCAGCATCAGTAATATCTGCTTCATTCGTACCTGACCAATTAGTAGCACCAGAACCGATATAAGCAGCAGTATAACTGCCATCAGTAGTCGCACCACCCTGAAAACCTTCTCCTAAATCAATTAGGTCAGAGTCTACTTGTTTTGCCAGAGCGTAGCCAGCATCGTCAGTATAAAACTTCCTCATGCTTGCTAAACTTTGTACTTCTGCGATATCCTCAATTAACTTGGAATATTCGTAATGTTTATCTAAAGCT